CGACATCTTCTGGGTAGAGCATGGGCAGATCTGGCTAGCCCTGTGGCCCCAGATCCGGCAGGAAATGCAGCGCCGCGGCGTGTACATCAACTTCGTCGAGCGCAAGTCCCTCACGGATAAAGCGAGCCGGGGCCGTTCCCTCCAGCGCCGGATGCGCGCCAACGCTACAAGGTGGAATAAAGAAGCCCACTGGTTCCCCGGTATGCAAGACGAAATGCTTCGGTTCACCGGCTATGGTGAAGCCACTCTCGACGACCAGTTTGACTCTGCGGCGTTGCTCAGTCTCGGCTTCGACGATATGTCTGAAATGGACGAGGAGGATTTCATCGAAGAGGAAGAACTCAACATGCGGAGTTCCGATCCCCGCAAATCCCTGGGTCGGAATGAAACCACAGGATACTGAAGGAAACTTATGCCACTGAAACAAGCACTGAAGGACTACACCGCAGTCATCATCGCCCGGAACAACCAGGACGATATCGAAGCTGCGGTCGAGAGGTTGGAGGCGGCGATTGTCGCTGTGTTGGAAGCAGCCATGGCCTCTTCCGTCCCGGCACCTCCCCCCTCCCCTCCCACCAACCCGCTCGCCGACGCCTTGGGCTGACCCATGCGGAAGTCCACCTCCAAACCCAAGCCCGTCCCTATCGGGAAAGAATGTGACCAGAAACCTCCCACCGAGGTCCAGGCACTGAGGCAGCGCCACCAAATGGGGATTGAGGGTCTCACTCCTTCCGTCCCTCACTCCATCCCCAAACGCTAGAAAGGTCCATCATGGTTTCCGCTACCAAACGCTCCGAACACGCCGCCAAGTCCAAAATCACGGTCAATGCCGTCACCAAGCACCGGCTCGCCGGCGACTCCCACTCCGCCGTCTTCCCCTCCCACATCGGGGAGAACCACTGGCACGGTAGCCACCGCAACGGCCACCTTGGCACCCACACCGTCTCCAGCAAGACGAAGAAATAACCCATGTCAATTCGCCCGAAGGTTCCTGCGAAGCTCGTGTCCGAAACCCGGACCGATACCTTCGACTGCTCTCCCGACCTCGTTGTCGGGCAGACGGTCACGGGGGCTTCGGGCGTTTGTTCGGTTTATTCCGGAGTGGACGCGGCTCCTGCGACGGTACTATCCAGCGTCACCATCGCCACGCCCAACGTCCTGGCCAAGGTCACGGGTGGCGTTCTCGGAGTGATTTACCAAATCCGCCTTGACGTCACCTTATCCAACCCATCCGCCGTCATCTCCGTCCCCTACTTCCTTGCCGTGGCACCAGACCTCCAATGAGACATCTCAACGCCACGATCAAGCTCACTCCGAAGAACATCGGGGCGACAAACCTCTGCGACCTGTTCGATCACCAAGACCTCGACGCGATCGGTGCGGAGGTTCTGGAAGGCTACAAAACCGACAAAGAATCGCGGAGTCACTGGGAGAAGCGAAACGACGCTGCATTCAATCTTGCCCTCCAAGTCCAGGAAGCCAAGTCCTTCCCCTGGCCGAATGCCTCGAACGTCAAGTTCCCCCTCGTCACCATCGCGGCGATCCAGTGGCACTCCCGCGCATACCCCATGCTGATCCAGGGCCCCGACCTGGTCAAAGTCCGCGTGACAGCGAATGATCCGAATGGCCAGCTCCGAGAGTCGGCCGACCGTGTATCTTCCTTCATGTCGTACCAACTCCTGGAAGACTCCCCCTCCTGGGAAGAAGAAACCGATCGCGGGTTGCTTCAAGTCCCCATCGTCGGCTGTGCGTTCAAAAAGGTTTACTACTCCCCCACCGAAGGCCGCAACGTCTCTGACCTCGTCCCGGCAAAAGAGTTCGTGATTAACTACTGGGCCAAGTCAATCGAGACGGCTCAGCGCAAGACCCACGTCATCCCGCTGTACCGTAACGATGTCTACGAACGCGTGATGTCCGAAGTGTTCCGGGACGTGCTGGAAGAAGAATGGTACGCCACAGCCGCCACGCCCCTGCCCGACACCTCCCAGTCCAAGACGGACAAGCGCACGGGCATGACTGCCCCAGCGCGGCCAGACAGCACCACCCCACTCCGTTTCCTCGAGCAGCACGTTCGGATGGACCTGGACGGGGATGGCTACGCCGAACCCTACATCATCACGATTGAAGAGACCTCCGCCGCCGTCTGCCGGATCGTGGCGAACTTCTCCGAGCGCTCCATCCTCTGGAAGAATGAGAAGCAAACCAAAGTCATCCGAATCCGGGAAGACCAGTACTTTGTCAAAGTCCCCTTCATCCCGAGTCCCGATGGCGGATTTTATGACCTGGGGTTTGGCGTCTTGCTCGGCCCGATTAACGAGTCGGTCGATACACTGATCAACCAGCTGATCGACGCAGGCACCCTCGCCACGACCGCCGGCGGGTTCCTGGGCCGGGGCGTGAAGATCCGCGGCGGCGAACAATCCTTCCGTCCGTTCGGCTGGAACCGGGTTGACTCAACCGGCGAGGACCTCCACAAAGGTATTGTCCCCTTCCCTGTTCGCGATCCGTCCCCCACCCTCTTCACCCTGCTCAGCCTCCTCATCGACTACACGAACCGGGTAAGCGGCTCCACCGACATCATGGTCGGAGAGAATCCGGGGCAGAACACTCCCGCGCAAACTTCCCAGCTCATGGCGGAGCAAGGGGCAAAGATCAACTCGGCAATCTTCAAACGGGTCTGGCGGGCGTTCAAGCAGGAATACCAACTCCTCTACCGTCTCAACAAGATCCACACCCCGCTCTCCGTCCAGTCGTATGGCGAAGGCTCGGGCTGGATCTCGCGCGAGGACTTCAACCATCCGGAAGAAGCCATCCGGCCTGCGGCGGACCCTCACCTCGCCTCCGACACAGCCCGCGTCCAGCAGGCCATGATGCTGAAGCAAAACGCCGCAGCCACTCCCGGCTACAACAAAGATGCTGTCGAGCGTCTCCTCCTCCGCGCAATGAAGGTCGAGTCGATTGAGCTGATCTTCCCTGGGTCTGACAAAGTCCCGCCGACCCCTCACCCGAAGATCATCCTCGAACAGATGAAGCTCCAGGGCAAGGCCGCTTCGGACAAATCCCGCTTGATGGAAAAAGTCATCCAGATCCAGGCGGATCGTGAACACAATCTTGCTGAGGTCGAACTCATCAAGGCACAAATCGCAGAGATAGTCTCTACGATCGGAGCGGCGCAAGCCTCTTCGCAAGTCAAGGCCTTTGAGGCTCAACTCCACGCGGCTGAAGCAATGGACAAGAGTTACCAAGGCTACCTTAAGATATTGATGGATGGAGCTAAAGATGGACAAGGAACAGTTTCAGGAATTCCTCAACAGCCCGGGAATGCGGGTGGTCAGGCTGGCCCTCCGCATGGAGGTGGAGGCGGTCAAGGACAGATGGGCGGCGGGGGAATTCCTCCGGGATGATATCGGTCAGGCGGAAGTACTCGGGCGTATCGCTTCGTACGAATCCGTCATCGGTCTTGAATGGGACGATGTGAAGGAGGTCTGTGATGTCGAATGAATCTGGCCTTCGGCCTGTGGGGCGTGCAGTTCTTGTCCAGCCATATATGGTGGAAGGGAAGTCCGCCGGCGGCATCATCATCCCGGAAGAGGCTCGGAAGAAGGATCAACTCGCGGAGCAGAAAGCTGTCGTGGTTGAGATCGGGCCTTGCGCTTGGTCGGGCGAACCCCAACCCAGGTGTAAGGTTGGCGACCGCATCCTGTTTTCAAAATGGGCCGGCTACTCCGCCGTTGGCCCTGGCGACAACCGGGAGTATCGGGTCGTGAATGACTCCGACATCTTCATGGTCATAACGAAGGAAGGAACCTAGTCATGGAAGTCGAACAGGAAGCACTACAGCTCGGATGGATTCCGCAAGACCAGTTCCGCGGCGATCCCGCCAAGTGGACTGATGCAGAAACCTTTGTCACGCGGGGGAAGGAGATCCTTCCAATCCTCCGCAAGAACAACGAGAAGCTCCAAGGCACGGTAGAACACCTCGGGCAGGAAGTCACGACGCTGAAAGGCGCCCTGGCTACTGCGAACGAGGCGATGGGGGAGTTTCGCCGATACCACGAGGAAACGGCGAAGCGGGCTTACGACTCCGCTGTTCGGGACCTTCGGGCGCAGAAGCTCGTCGCGCTGGAAGATGGCGACCACGCTGCTGTGATGAAGATTGACGACGCCCTGGTGGATCTGAATAAGGAAGCGCCGAAGGCACTGAAAGCCCCAGCGGCAGCCCCAGTTCCTCCCGCCCCCGTCCCGACCGTTCATCCGGATTACCCAGCGTGGGAAACGGAGAATGCAGCGTGGCTGGCTGACCCGGCGAAGAAAGCTTACGCTGTCTCAATGGCGTCGTACATCCGGGCTACCTCCTCCACCGCCGAAGGCCGTCCGTTTCTGGACAAGGTCGCGGCGGAGGTCGAGAAGAGGTTTGGGAACAGCGACGGAGTTTCAAAGGTCGAAGGTGGCACCAGGGCCACGGGACGCAGCTCCGGCAAAGGATACTCCGACCTCCCCGCCGACGCCAAGGCCGCTTGTGACCGGATGGGCGCCAAGCTCGTCGGGACGAACAAGGCCTTTCCCACTGCCGACGCATGGCGCAAGTCCTACGTCAGCAACTACGATTGGAGTTAAGTTATGCAAGTCACGACCTTTGGTAATCGTTCTGGTACCGTTATCGCGGATGAAATTGGTAAAGAAGCCGCCCTCAACCCCGCTAACTCCGGGGAACAAAAGCTGGCCGAAGTCATCGCCACCCGCAGCCGCATCCCAATGTCGGCCCCGAGGGCGAAGCTCGCCACACCCGAGATCCCAGGACACCATACCCACTGGCTCAACGACTACGCCGGGCGGTTACTCCAAGCCCAGCAAGGTGGTTATGACTTCGTGGATCAGTCAGAAGTAGTAGTAACCTCCTCCGACCTCGCGGGTTCGTCCCTCGGTGTGGGGAGTGACATGGGCTCCCGTGTCTCCGTCGTTGTAGGAAAAAACGAAGACGGAACCCCCCTCCGAGCGTATCTGATGAAGATCCGTAATGAGTGGTTCGAGGCAGATCAAGAGGCTTCACAGACCCGTGTAGATCAAATGCACGACGCTATGAAGCAAGGCAAACAGGAGTCGGGCGGTGACAACAGCAATCGCTATGTCAAGTCCGTCAACATGAAATCTACCTACTCACGGAGAGGCTAAATGGCTAATCTTAACGCACCGTCTGGGTTGTCCCCAGTCATGTATCGAAACGCGAATTTCTGGAACGGCCAGACTCGCTTGTACGGCATCATCGCCACGGACACGAATCCTTACTACGTCGGCGACGTTGTGAAGATCGACGCGACGAACTTTGCCGACGCCAATGGCATTGCGTATGTCACGCGGGCCACTGCTGGCGCCACCGTTCGCGGTGTGATCACAGCAATTGGCACCGCACTGCCCTACGGGTATCAAGGCGGCCCCTTCATCAACCCGAACGATCTGACGAAGAACTTCCGTCCGACCGGCGCTCAGGCTGTGAATTACTACGTGGCCGTCTGCGACGACCCGGATGTGATTTTCGAAGTCCAGGAGGACACCACATCCACTCCAGGCCAGGCAGCGCAGATGACGAAGAACGCCAACATCACTGTCGCCAACCCGGCAACTGGTGTCGTTGTTTCGGGCTTCACGCTGAACTCCGGCAGCTACGCCACTACAGCCACCCTCAATGTGAAGGTGTTGCAGTCGGTTCAGCGCCAGGACAACGTCCCGTATACGGCGTTTCAGAAGCTCCTCGTGACGATCAACAATCACGACTTCTCGGGCGGCACGCTCGGTTATTAACCTGATCAAGGAGAACTACAATGGCAGGCGGTCTCATCAATACGGGTTCACACCCGAAAGCACTCTGGCCAGGCGTCCACGCCTTCTGGGGTCAGATCTTCAACGAACATCCCCCGGAGTACCCGGACTTGTTCGACATCGACGAGTCGGGAATGGCGTATGAGGAAGACGTCCAGATCACCGGCTTCGGCTTGGCGCAGGTCAAGGCAGAAGGCGCCCCGATGGCGTATGACTCGGAAGTGCAGGGCCCGACAACCCGGTACGTCCACGTTGCATACGCCCTGGGCTACATCGTCACGTATGAGGAGCTTCGGGATAACCTCTACGAAGCCATCTCGATGCGGCGAGCCAAGGCAAATGCTTTCTCCATGGTCCAGACGATCGAGAACGTGGCAACGGGTTTCTACAACCGCGCGTTCAATCCCGCCTATACCCTGGCAGACGGCCAACCCCTGATCTCTACCGCGCACCCGTTCACAACTGGCGGTTCCTTCTCCAACGCACTCTCCCCGGCAGCCGACCTGTCCGAGGCGGCGCTGGAAGACATCTGCATCCAGATCATGGGGTTCCAGACCGATCGCGGTCTCCTCGTGAACTTCATGCCGATGTCGCTGCACGTGCCACGGCAGGAGTGGTATAATGCAAACCGGATTCTGAAGTCCGTGCTGCAGAACGACACGGCCAACAACGCTATCAACGCGCTGAAAGCCACGAATGCCTTCCCCAAGGGCATCCGGTTGAACCACTACTTCACCGCCCCACACGCCTGGTTCGTCAGAACCAATGCGATGAACGGTCTCCAGTTCTTCTGGCGCGACAAGCCCGAGTTCGACATGGACAACGACTTCGACACGAAGAACGCCAAGGCCGCGACGTACATGCGGTTCTCCATCGGGTGTACCGACCCCCGCGCTATCGCCGGTTCCAACGGGCCGTAAAACGCCCAGTCAGCGCGGAGGTAACACTCCGCAACCCCCAGGGCGAGGCATCCCGCCTCGTTCATTGAACGCCCCAGGAGTTTCAAATGCCCACTCGTCCAGTACGCTTTCCCCAAGGTCTGACCACCTTCACCCCGCGTCACGCCCTCTCCACCTTCCCCGTTGTCCCGACCCCAGTGCAGGTTGTGGTAACGGAAGACTTCATTCCGTACCGCGCTTCCGACTACACTCTCACCACAGCCGTCGCCGGTACTGTGGCTTCGTTCGGCCAGATCGGCGGAGCGGTTAAGATCGCTACCTCGGCCAGCGCGACCGACACAATGTTCCTGGCCCGTGGCGGCACTGGTTTCCAGGTCATGCTGCAGAACCAGACCTGGTGCGATACCAGGTTGGCCTACCCCCGCACAGTCCTCAACGCGAATGACACAAACCTTTACTGGGGTCTGTTCGACACGGTTTCTCCGCTGACGGCCGCAAACGGGATTTACTTTATCAAGCCAGCCGGCGGCACTGCGGTACACTTCGTTATCAAGAAGGCTGGCGTCACCACGACGTTCCAGAACATCGGGGATATGTCGATCCCGTCAGGGCTGTTCGGCGACGCGAATGCAGTCAATGCTATCCTCAGTGCCACGATCGCCGGCGCAGCCTTCACCGCCCTGACCATCACCAACCCAGGTGCTGGGTATGAGTGGCAGCCCCTGATCCTCTCCACCGTCACGGCGGGTGTGGCAGGTAACCTCACCGCCAACTCCCTCCTCGGCAGCACAGCCTCCACCACGGGTAACCCAGCAGTCCCGATCCAGACCACTGGCCTCCCATACGCCTCCCTCGCCGGCGTGACCCTGACCAATCCGGGCAGCGGCTACACCAACGCCGGCCCGCTCGCAA